TGACAGTGTGTGGACGTTCGCGTCGAACGATTGCTGGTTTGAGCCAGGTGCCCTTGAGCGACTCTCACAGGAGCGTAGGGACGAAATCACTTTGTCTGAGGTGTTTCCCTTCTGGCAGGCGTTCGCTATCGGTGATGAGGCGCTGACGGCTTTGTGTTTGTTCGATGAGGCCATCTATCCCGCGTTCATGGAGGACGTGGACATGGTGAGGCGTGCTAGTCACCATGACGTGCCGATTCGGAAGGTACCGATACCGGTGAACCACGACAACAGTTCCACGATTCATTCTGATCAGCGTCTGATGGAGTTGAATCATCGGACTCATGGTTCGAACCGTCGATACTATGACGACAAGGTGGCGCGTGAGGATTTCGGCCCTGGAGGGTGGTCACTGGAGCGTCGACGCGCAAATGCCTGGGACGCGTCCCCGGTAGAATAGAACCTGGAGGCTTTCAATGGCAATTACTAATGGCTACGCCACACTCGCTGACGTTAAAGGTGCATTTAGAATCACAGACAACGTCGATGACGCGCTGATTGAACTTTCAATCGAATCAGCGTCGCGTGAAATCGACGGCTACTGTGAGCGCGTGTTCTACAACGCTGGAACAGCAACACGGGTGTACATCCCCACAGACACGTTCTACACAGAAACAGACGACATCATCAGCGTCACCACACTGAAGACATCATCGACCGGTGAATCGTTTGACACCACCTGGTCAGCATCAGGCGACTACCAACTGGAACCACTGAACGGAATATCAGGTGGACTCATCGGACATCCGGCCACACGTATTCGTGCCATCGGTTCCTACCTGTTCCCCTTGTGGTCACCCAAGAACGTGAACAGTCATGAGGCGACCGTGCAAGTCGTAGGTGTGTTCGGTTGGTCTGCAGTACCCACGGCGATCAGGCAGGCCACCATCATCCAGGCCAGCCGCCTGTTCAAAAGACTAGATACTCCCCTCGGAATTTCCTACGATGAACTTGGAAGCCTTCGCGTGGGCCGTGTTGACCCAGATGTCGAGAAATTAGTCATGCCCTTTAGGAAGGTGAGGATGGCGTGACCAGCATCACGTCTATCAGGAACGCCCTAGCGACGAACCTGGCAACCATCAGTGGACTCAGAACAGCGTCCACCATCCCAGACAACCCTATGCCTCCACAGGCGATTGTCATGCTGGAGAACGTCGACTATGACAACGCATTCCAGAACGGTCTGGTCACCTACCAGTTCCGTGTATCAGTGTTGGTGGCCCGCGCTGACGAACGGTCAGCACAAGACAAACTGAACACCTACGCGTCGACCGGTGCCGGTGGCATCAAGACCGCGATCGAGTCAGACAAGACCCTCGGAGGTAACGCCTTCGACGTAAACGTATCGACGATGACAAACATCGGTACGGTATCATTAGGTGGAGATGTTGCGATGCTTTCAGCAGACTTCATCGTCACCGTATATAGCAACTAAGGAGAAACAAAGTGGCCCGTTTCGTCGCTACAGACTATGCCATAAGCGTGAATGGTCAGGACTACTCGTCCAACATTGCCGCGGTGACCTTGGACATCACCGCCGACGCTGTTGAAACGACATCGTTCTCATCTGATTACCGCAACCGCATCGGTGGACTGAAGGATGCATCAGTCACCATCGATTGGCACCAAGATTTCGGTGCCTCAGGAATCGACTCGGTTCTTTTCCCACTGATTGGCGCGAACGCCACCGTGGTGATCAAGCCAACCTCTGGTTCGATTTCTTCCAGCAACCCTTCCTACACAGGTGTGTTCCTTGTGGAGTCCTACCAGCCATACGCTTCCAGCGTGGGGGACCTCGCAACGTTCAGCACCACTTGGGGTCTGGCAGGCACGGCAGGAATCACACGCGCTACTGCCTAATTTAGGTTAGACTGACCAACATGAAACTAGAGTTGGTCATCCAGTACGCTGACGGTACAGAAAAGACAGTCACGGTCAAGGCCGTCGACATCGTCGCATTCGAACAACATTTCGATATGTCGATGTCACGCCTCGAGAAAGAAATCCGTATGACTCACCTGTTCTTCCTGGCACACCACGCCCAGAAACGAACCGGTGACACTAAGGACGATTTCGACAAGTGGCTTGATGGCGTTGACAACGTCGTCATGGGGGAACAAAAAAAATAGTCGGCCTGGGCGATGACTCCATGCATTGGAAGGTCGCCACCATCGCGGTCGAAACAGGCATATCCCCTCTGGACCTTCTGGAGTTAGAACCCAGGATGTTGTGGACCATGGAGCGCTACATGATCGCGCGTGCCCAGAACCAACAGAGGCACTCTCGACACCGCCGACGGTAGAATGGAGGCTAGGGGTTAGGAGTCTGTGTGAAAATCGACACACGTATCGACGGGCGTGAAATTCAGGCAGTCATTCGTGACCTCAAGCAGATAGACGCCCGTGTCACACGGAAACTGCAACAGAAGTTAGCGACTGGTCTAGGCCCCACTGTGGCAGAAATCCACGCCGCGATTCCTAAGACTCCACCTATCCAAGGACGTGACGGTCGACCCTCCATGTCACACCGTGGTCGCACAAAATGGCGTGGCGCTAACAAACCCCAGGTGAAGTTCTCCACCGGTAAGTCAGGTGGATGGAACAACCTGTTGGCCATCGAGGTGACCGGTGGTTCCCGCGGTGTCGGTTTCAACTATGCGGAACTCGCTGGTATCAGACCGCGATCAGCACGGTCTAATCAGTCCCGCACATATACACGTCGTGGTTCGTCAGCCAAAATGAGTCACAGGGTGACTACTCAAGGCGACGAGTTCATCGCCGCTTTGAATAGGGCCAAACCTATCAAGGGTGTCGCTGGTCGATTCGCCTACGATGAGTTCCTCAAGTCACGGCCGAGGATTATCCGAGTGACCGCGTCTATCATCGACGCCTTCATGAGGGATTACAACCAGAAACTCGATTCTAGAATGTGGGGTCTGTAATGGCTGGCGGTCCAATTCGTCTTCCTATCGTCAGCAAGTTCGATGACAAGGGCATCAGGCAGGCTGAGAAGGCCCTAACCAACTTTGGCAAGAACGCTGGCATCGCGTTGGGTGCGGCGACTGCCGCGGTCACCGCGTTCGGTGCAATGTCTGTGAAGGCGTTCGCTGACTTCGATGCTGAAATGACGAAGTCGCTGGCCATCATGGGGGACGTGTCTGACGCGCTACGCACAGACATGGCAGACGCCGCACGTGAGGTGGCGAAACAAACCACGTTCAGTGCTAACGAAGCGGCCGAGTCATTCTTCTTCCTGGCGTCTGCAGGTTTGGATGCACAACAGTCCATCGACGCCCTGCCTACCGTTGCCAGGTTTGCACAGGCCGGTATGTTCGACATGGCTCAGGCCACAGACCTTCTCACTGACGCCCAGTCAGCATTGGGTCTGACCAGCGATGACACTGCCGAGAACCTGCAGAACATGGCTGACCTTTCTGATGTGCTGGTCAAGGCCAACACGTTGGCGAACGCATCAGTGCAACAGTTCTCCGAGGCGCTAACAAACAAGGCCGCGGCGTCGATGAGGTCACTGAACATTGACATGGAGGAAGGTGTCGCGGTTCTGGCCGTGTTCGCTGACCAAGGTATCAAGGGCTCCGAGGCTGGTACCACTTTCAACGCAACCATCCGTGGTTTGACTAACGGTGTTCTACGTTTCGCTGACCGTTTCGAGGCGATGAACATTGAGGTGTTCGACGCCCAGGGAAACTTCAACAACATGTCGGACATCATCAGCGACATGGAACAGGCCATCGGCCATCTGAGTGTGGAGCAACAACGCGCCGCGTTAACCCAGTTGGGGTTCACTGAAGAAACCCTTGCCGGTACTCTGGCGCTACTCGGCAACAGTGAGGCCATCGCCGAGTATGAGCAAAGCCTGAGGGATGCCGGTGGCACGACTGAGGGTGTCGCTAGTAAGCAGTTGGAAACATTCAACGCGCAACTGGAACTGATGAAGTCCAGGTTCACCGATGTAATGCTTTCTGTTGGTGAGGGTCTGACCCCGACACTGATGACGTTCGCTGAGGAAATGGGTCCACTGATTGACCAGTTGGCTCCAGCGCTCATCGGCCTGTTTGAGGAAATGGCCCCAGTCATCCAACAACTGTTTGAGCAACTGCCTGGGTTCATTGAGCAACTCATCCCGCTGATTCCTGTGGTCGGTGATCTGGCGACCCTTGTTCTCAGTGTGGCTGAGGCAATCATGCCGGTACTGTCAGGCGTCATCGAAGAACTAGCGCCCATCCTCGAGGGATTCAGTGGGGTTCTGGCTGAGAACGGTGAACTGTTCGGTGCCCTGATTGTTGCCGGTGCCTTGTTCATCGGTATCCTCCGACTGATGCAGGCGGCGCTAATCATCACAGGTGGTGCCGGTGCGACCGCCGCGGCGGGCACGTCAGGGTTCCTCGGCATCCTGTTCTCAGGGTTCGGTGTCATCGCCGCATTCATCGCCGGTGCTGTTGCTATCGGAATTGCACTGTTCAATGTGGATGACCAGGTGAAAACCAGTGGTGGTTTCATCACAGGGTTCTATGAAACGTGGGCACGTGTGACGTATGGCATCCAGGTCGCTACCAAGAAAATGGCTGAGGGTGTAATCCTGTTCTTCCAGGGGATGCTGAACATCATCGTCGACTCCATCAACGCTGTTGGGGAACGCTGGTCTGACACATTTGGCACAGGGTTCACGAAGATGGCGCGTGTCGATTTCTCTGCCGCTATTCCAGACATCGTCCCACTCGAGGAGTATCGTCGCGAACTCGGACTCATCCAGAACGAGTTTGACAATATGACCTTCACACCTAAGAACTTCACAGGTGGCCCAGGGTCATTCCCGCTAGGTGCTGTTGACAGACGGTTCGGTGGTCGAGGGGCACAAGGACTGGACTTCGGAACCGGTCAGGCCATGCCTCAGCGACTGTTCGGTATGGCACCATTTTCGCCCGAGGGTATCAGCGCACAACGATTCCAGTTCGAACAGGGCATCAGTGGCTTCCCTGGTCTAGGTACCGGTCAACCGGCTGACCAACGGAAATATGAAATCACGGTGAATGCTGGCATGGGAACTGACCCTGCACAGTTGGGTGACGAAATCTACAACATCCTTCTCCAGTACGACCGTTACGCGGCCCCAGTGTTCGCCTCGGCTAGGCAGTAGTCATGGCGACTGTTGTCGAAATCAGCGCCGTAGAAGGATTCATCCTTGATGACCCCGTCTACGGTGTGCTGGATACTTCAGAGTTAGGTGGTGAGGTGTTCCGTGACATATCATCAGCGCTCATCAATGCCTCCATCGCCCGTGGGAAGAACCGTGAACTAGACCGGTTCCAACCTGGCCGGTTCGCGATCACACTGAACAACGAGGACAGACGGTTCGACCCCAACTACACACCGTCACCATTGTTCGGTGACATCATCCCCAGACGTCGAGT